TCTGGCTTTAGTCAGCCTAAGCTAGACGGTATTAGATGTGTCGCTAACTCTACTGGACTATGGACAAGAGCGGGTAAACCAATCACAAGTTGTCCACATATCTGGAATGCAGTCAAGCCAATACTAGTAGCAAACCCTACACTAACATTAGATGGTGAGTTGTATAACCACGAACTCAAAGATGATTTCAACAAGATCACCTCACTAGTTAGAAAGCTAAAGTCTACAGAAGCAGACATGAAAGAAGCGAAAGAGTTGGTGCAATATCACATCTATGATGCACAAGATTCACTATCACCTGAATTGTCGTTCTCGTTACGTAGCACCATGATTGACAGTCTAGTCAACGATAAGTGTCTGTTCCTCAAGAAAGTGCCTACAGAACTGTGTGTCAATCAAGAAGAACTTGATGAGTTGTATTCTAAATATATGACAGATGGCTATGAGGGTCAGATGGTACGTAAAGATACTCCTTATGAGAACAAGAGATCGAATGGCTTACTCAAGCGTAAAGAGTTCATCACTGAAGAGTTTACAGTGGTGTCTATGCTAGAAGGTCAAGGCAACTGGGCAGGTCATGTGAAACACTTCGCTCTTACTTTGCCAAGTGGTGAGACCTGTGGTGCTGGAGTTAGAGGCAAGCAAGAAGTTCTGAAAGAGTTGTGGGAAGTTGGTGATACACCAACATGGGCTACACTGAGATACTTTGGTCTTACACCTGATGGTGTGCCAAGATTTCCTGTAGTTATTGATTATGGTTTTGGACAGAGGGAAGACTAATGACGATGCCTAATGAACGAAAATGGGCTATCGATAACACTAGATTGTTTTTGGTAGACCTTATGGATCCTAAGAAAACTCCTAGAGTACCAAGTGCTATACGTAAAGAAGCGTACCGATGCTTGAAGCATTACCCCGGTGAATACTACATGGAAGAAGCACAGAGACTTGCTCCTAGCGTGTTCGGTCAGTACACTAGCATTGACAAGTGATATCGGATGTGATAGAATACACGTTATATTCGACAAAATGTATCATATCCGATACATTGTAAATTATATGAAACAGATTGAGGTCTTATGAGTTTTTACACTTCCGTACATAGATATGGCAACAAGATGCTATTCCGTGGCTACACAGCCGACGGTCAACGCATTCACAAGAGAGTGCCATTCAAGCCAACACTATTCGTCCCATCTAACAAATCGTCTGAGTGGAAAGCACTAGACGGTAGTGCGGTTGAACCTATGCAGTTCGATAGTATGTCTGAAGCGCAAGAATTCTCTAAGAGTTACGCAGACGTAGACAACTTCAAAGTTCACGGCAACAACAACTTCGTGGCACAGTTCATTGAGAAGGCGTTCCCTGGTGAGATCGATTATAAGTTGCGACATATCTGTGTTGGTAATATCGATATCGAGGTTGCATCAGACGATGGCTTTCCTCACCCAGAGCAAGCTGATCATCCTATCATCTCTATCGCATACAAAGACAGCAAAAGCAAAGTCTATCATGTATGGGGTCTAGGTCATTATGACTCTACCAAGAGCGAACTAGATAGTATTGAGTTGATACAGTATCGTCACTGTGACAATGAGAAAGACCTGATCGAAAAGTTTCTGGTCTTCTGGCAGAATAACACGCCTGACATCATCACTGGTTGGAACATTCGCTTGTTCGATATCCCGTACATGATCAATCGTACACTCAAAGTATGTGGCGAAGAGACTACCAAACTCTATTCACCATGGAAGATATACAAGCACCGTCAGATCGGCATCAAGGGTAAGTCGATGGATGCATATGAACTTTACGGCATTGCCCAAGTTGACTACTACGATCTGTTTCAGAAGTTTGGCTACACGTATGGTAATCAAGAGAGTTATGCACTCAACCATATTGCTCATACAGTTCTCGGTGAGAAGAAGATATCTTATGAAGAGTTCGGTACTCTACACAATCTATACAAAGAGAATCACCAGAAGTTCATCGACTATAACATACGAGACGTTGATCTAGTTGACCGCATTGACAAAGAGACTGGTCTTATGGACTTGGCTCTCGTAATCGCATACAAAGGTGGTGTGAATTACCCAGATGTGTTCGGTACTACGGGCATATGGGATTCTATCATCTATCGCTACTTGTCTGAACGTAAGATTGCTGTACCACCAAACAAAGATAAGCACAAGAATCCATATCCTGGTGGCTATGTGAAAGACCCACGTGTTGGCATGAGTGAATGGATTACCTCGTTTGACTTGAACAGTCTGTACCCTAACCTAATTGTACAGTACAACATGTCGCCCGAGACGTTGATACGCACCCCGGCTGATATGTATCCCATGGGTGTTGATACTTATCTCGCAAATGATACTCCTGTATCCGATGCACAGTTGAATCACGGTGTCGCTATCGCCGCAAATGGATCTACATATCGTAAAGACAAACGTGGTTTCATGCCTGAGATCATTATTGATCTGTACAATGAACGCCGTGAGACTAAGAACAAGATGCTTGAGTTACAGCAAGAATCTCAGTCTGATGGCTCCCACGACTTGAAGCGAGAGATAAATAGACTAAACAACACACAGCAAGCGGTCAAGATTTTGCTCAACTCGCTTTATGGCGCACTCGGCAATCAATACTTCCGTTACTTCGAAATGTCCATTGCTGAAGGCATTACATTATCTGGTCAACTATCTGTTCGATGGGCTGAGAAAGCCATGAACAAATACATGAACAAACTACTCAAGACCGATGAAGAAGATTATGTAATTGCTATCGATACTGACTCTCTTTATGTTGACATGGCACCACTGGTCAAGATGGTAAACCCTTCTGATCCAGTGAAGTTTATTGACAAAGCCTGCCAAGAAAAGTTTGAGCCAGTTCTAGAGCGTTCTTATGCTGTGTTGTTTGACCGAATGAATGCATACGAAAATCGTATGGAGATGGCACGTGAAGCTATTGCTGATCGTGGTGTTTGGACTGCTAAGAAGCGGTACATTCTGAACGTACATAATAATGAAGGTGTGCAGTACGCAGTGCCTAAACTAAAGATCATGGGCATTGAGGCAGTCAAGTCATCGACACCTCAAGTAGTGCGTGATAAGTTCAAGCAAGCGTACCAGATTATTTTGAGTGGTAGTGAGAGTGAGTTACAGAAGTTCGTGTCTGACTTCTATGAAGAGTTTACTAGCCTACCTGCCGAAAGCGTCTCGTTTCCACGTGGCGTATCCGATCTAACAAAGTGGAAAGATACGACCACTATGTACAAGAAAGGCACACCTATACATGTGCGTGGTGCGATTATGTTCAACCACAAAATGAAAGAGACTGGACTTGATAGAGTAATGGAGGGTATCAAAGATGGTAGCAAAGTAAAGTTCTGCTATCTCAAAACTCCTAATCCACTGAGAGAGAACGTCATCTCGTTTCCTCAGTTCTTGCCTAAAGAGTTCGATCTAGACACATACATAGATTATCAAACTCAGTTCGATAAGACATTCAAAGAGCCACTAAAGCTGGTCAGTGATGCTATCAACTGGAACTTAGAAGAGACTAACACATTGGAGGATTTTTTCTCATGAGCGATGATATATTTGATTTCGGCTTTACAGCCGTAGACGAAGACGAATTACAGGCAGTCAAGGCTGTCGAAGAAAAGGTAGCCGCCGCATCAAGCACGGCAGAAGCAACGCAAGAAACATTAGACAAGTTGTACAATGCTATTGCACCGTTGCTGGCTAATCTGAAAAAGAACCCAGAGAAAGAGTACATTCTCTGGCCAAACAGAACAGCGAAGATCGAAGAATTCGAAGCCAAGCTGTTCGAAATCTATAATAGTTGACTTGACAAGCAAGCCCTTTCCTGTTACTATGAATAAATTGAATACACAATATAGGAGATATTATGTCGCTAATTGAAAAACTAATGAAGAACAGTTCTATCAAGCAGACTGCGCCAATTATGGACTCTAAAGTCTATGGCAAAAAAGAGATGGCTACTACACCAGTACCTATGGTAAACGTAGCACTATCTGGTCGCATTGATGGTGGCCTTGTTCCTGGGCTTCTGATGCTTGCTGGACCATCGAAACACTTCAAGTCAGCCTTTGCGCTGATGATGGCTGCCGCATATCAGAAAAAATACGATGATGCTGTCGTACTGTTTTATGACTCGGAGTTTGGTACTCCACAGTCATACTTTGAGAGTTTTGGTATTGATCTTGACAGAGTGTTGCATACGCCTATTACTGACGTAGAGCAACTCAAGTTTGATATTACAACTCAATTGAACCAAATTGACAAGGGTGAGAAAGTCGTTATCATTATCGACTCTATCGGTAACCTTGCTTCGAAGAAAGAAGTAGATGATGCACTGGATGGTAAGTCAGTGGCAGATATGTCACGTGCAAAGCAATTGAAGTCTTTGTTCCGTATCGTCACGCCACACTTGAACCTAAAAGACATCCCGTTAGTATGTGTCAACCACACGTACAAAGAGATCGGTATGTTCCCTAAAGACATCGTGTCTGGCGGTACTGGTTCTTACTACAGTTCAGATGCTATCTGGATCATTGGTCGCCAACAAGAGAAAGAAGGCACCGAGATTGCAGGTTATCACTTTGTCATCAATATCGAGAAATCACGTCATGTGCGTGAGAAGTCTAAGATCCCGATTACAGTTACCTTTGAGGGTGGCATAAGTAAGTGGTCTGGACTACTTGATATTAGTGAGAAGTTAGGTTATATCAATAAACCTAAAGTGGGCTGGTACGAGGCTGTAAATCCAAGTACTGGTGAGGTACTTTCAGATAAACTTATGAGAGCGAAAGAGTTTGCTGTCAACGGTGACTTCTGGAAGATGATGTTGACTAAAACCGATTTAGCTGATGCTATTCGTAAACGATACAGTATGGCTAACGGTGCGTTGATCTCCGATGAGATTGAGGAAGTTGAAAGTGAAACTGAAGCTTGAAATTGAATTGGACACAGCTAGTGTCCAAGACATTGATTACACCAAAGCACTAGTTGAAAAACTAATCGAAATACAGCAATTGTTAGAGGAGCTAAAAGAGGAATGATCGAAGAAACAATCTTAGCGGGACTTATTAGTAATGATGAATATGCACGAAAGGTTCTGCCGTTTCTCCAAAATGATTATTTCGACCAGCAGTCACACCAGACTGTATTTGTCGAGGTCGCTCAGTACGTAGACAGTTACAATAGTATCCCTACCAAGGGTGCATTGAAGGTGTCTATCGATGAGAAATCTAATATCAATGAGGAGCAATACAAGCAAATCAATGATATGATTGATTCTTTATCGTATGACGATAAGACTGACCTCGACTGGCTGGTTGACAAGACTGAAAAGTTCTGTCAAGACAAAGCCATCTATAATGCTGTTCGTGAGTCCATTCTAGTGCTAGATGGTAATCACAAACAATTAGATAAGGGTGCTATCCCAGAACTTCTTGAGAAGGCTCTGGGTGTATCCTTTGATAACAGTGTGGGTCACGATTACTTAGATGATTCTGATGAACGTTACAATTTCTACCACACTAAAGAAGATAAGATTCCATTCGATCTGGATTTGATGAACGTTATCACTAAAGGTGGTGTGTCACGTAAATCACTCAGCGTTGCGCTTGCAGGTACAGGTGTTGGTAAGACATTGTTCATGACCCACTGTGCGGCAGCCAATCTGACTGCCGGATTGAATGTACTCTATATCACAATGGAAATGGCAGAAGAACGTATTGCAGAGCGTATCGATGCCAATCTATTAGACTTGACTGTAGACCAGTTGCGTGAAGTACCACGTGATGTCTACGAGAAAAGACTCGGTCGTGTGAAGAATAAGTCTACTGGTAAGTTGATCGTAAAAGAATATCCAACTGCTAGTGCTGGTTCTAATCACTTCCGACATCTGCTAAACGAATTGAAACTAAAACGTAATTTCAAGCCAGATATGATCTACATCGATTATCTGAACATCTGTATGTCTTCTCGTATTCGCATGGGTGGTAGTGTAAACTCTTACACACTAATCAAAGCAATCGCAGAAGAGTTACGTGGTCTTGCTGTTGAGTTCAATGTGCCTATCATGTCTGCTACTCAGACTAATCGAACTGGGTTCAGTAGTTCTGACTTGAACTTAGAAGACACCTCAGAATCATTTGGTCTACCCGCAACGGCTGACTTTATGTTTGGTTTGATCTCTACAGAAGAATTAGAATCCCTTGGTCAGTTGATGATCAAGCAACTCAAAAATCGTTGGGGCGATACCAATGCTCACAAGCGTTTCGTTGTCGGTATCGACAGATCGAAGATGCGTTTATTTGATGCTGAAGAGAGTGCCCAACAAGGTCTTATGGATGACAGTCCAGTGATGAACAAGACACCCGTTGGTCAAAGAATGAGCAGTGAAAATGATGGCGATACTGTCCTCAGTTTCAAGGGTAAGTCTAAGCCTAAGTTTGAGGGATTCAAGTAATGTCGTATGTTATCAAGAGTGATAATAGTATCCACATGGTAGTGGAGAAAAGAAGTAGTCTGATTATGCAGAAGTTTAGTAATAAAACACAAGCAAGGGAGTTATGCACTCAGCTAAATCTTGGTAATGGTTTCGGGGGCTGGAGCCCTAGTTTTATGGGGTTGGGAGTTTTTTATCAGCCCAATAAAAAAGGCGACTACTCGCTAGAATAATCACCCTCTTTACTGGACTGATACGTGGCAGACCCGAACCCCACGGACATTCTTGATGTTACGTCTGCTATTCCTGGTATGATTTCTCAAACACTTGCCTCTTACGTTGTTTACACGTACTAACACGCACCCGATCTTATTTATACAAACACGAAATTCAGAGAAGGAACTACATGGACGATCCAAAAGACAATCTTAGTTATGCTTGTCTACAGATAGTTGATGATGATATGAATCTAATAATACCTTGGTACATTATGGCAATGTACGCAAAAGATGAATTAGGCGAAACTCTCTTAGATGAGAAAGTACTTGACAAGCTACGCAATCGTATGATACAATATTGGGATAAGATAGAGCATAGATACAAAAGCTTTATCTCGTTAGAAGATGTGCGTGAAGGTAATAGGTTAGAGGATTACCCGACACACACATTCTCAAGTGTAAAAGTATTATGGGAGTCATATTATGGCAAAGAGCGAAAAATTAGTAGACCAGATCATTGAGGCAATCGAAGAAGCACGTATCCTCGAGTGTGCAATGGAAGAGTACTCTAAAGAAAGGATGTTAGTTACGGCCCAGAGGTTATCTGGTACTACCATGACAACTGAAGAAATAGATCAATTTATGTGTGAAATATTTTCAAAAAGGGGTTGACATTTCTGCCAAACCTGTTATCATAGCATAGTAAATTGAAATGGAGATGAAAATGAAAAACGTTCAACAGAAGATGCAGGCGATTAGTGCCGCTCAGAATGCCTTCGCTACTATAGAAAGTATTCGTCCAGGTGCGATACCTCATGAGACTAAGGTACTGTTAGCTGA